GCGAGAACATCGGTCATGGCGGTTTTGCTAGACTCGCTGCTAAGGCTGCAGAAAAGTATGGCTCAAAAGAGTCAGGCGAGAAGGTCGCAGCAGCTGCCATGTGGAAACATCTCAAGAGGTAGTACGATGAAGCTCTTATGCGAAATTACAGATCAGAAAATTAATCTGATCAAAGAAACCCGAGAAGATGGTAATAAGAACCATTATATTCAGGGTGTCTTTCTCATGGGCGAGGACGTTAATCAAAACGGTCGTCGTTATCGCCTACCCATTCTAGAAAAAGAAGTTGAGCGCTATAATAAGACACTCATTGAAAACAATCGTGCCTGGGGTGAACTCAATCATCCATCAGGTCCATCAATTAACCTAGATCGTGTTTGCATTCGTACAGTATCACTACAACGCGAAGGTAAGGACTTTGTAGGTAAAGCAATCATTACAGAAACTCCTCACGGCGAAATTGTAAAAGGTCTTCTCAATAGTGGCGGCAACCTTGGCGTATCATCACGCGGTATGGGCACACTAAAAGAAGTCAATGGTATTATGGAAGTACAGGATGACTTCAAACTTGCTACATGCGCTGACGTTGTTGCAGATCCTTCTGCTCATCGTGCATTCGTTCGTAGCGTAATGGAGAACGTTGATTGGGTTTATGATGCTGTTTCAGATTCCTGGCGTGCTGCTGAGAAGCTTGAAGAGCAAAAGAAAGCAATGAAAAAGATGAGTGTCAAACAACTTGATGAAAGTGCGCTTAATCTTTTTCAAAAATACATGAATTCCCTTGTTACAAAATAAGAAAACATAAATAAAAGCACACCTCAAAGGAGATTGACATGGCAGAACCAAATCTATCAAGTGAGCTAAAGAAGGTAGCTGTTAAGGCTGCTCTCGATGCTCATAAAGAAGGAATGAGCGAAAAAGAAGCTCATAAGCACATCTATGATGAGGTGCTTGATGCGAACGAAGGCAAGCCACACAAGGCAGCTGTCGAGCATGGTAAGGCACATTATGAAAAGCTTTCCAGCATGGAAGAAGAGACCATCAACGAGTTCACCGCAAGTGACGATCAGTCAATGGTTCCTGATCCTATGGCTAAGGACTCAAAGCGTTCCGCTGACAAGACAACTGGCGGCGAAAATGCTATTCCTCAATTCGCCACAAAGATCGAAGGCCTCAATGCCATTATGACTCATCTTTCTGAGCTACCCAAGCAAAAGATTGCTGACATTTTCAAGGGTCTCACAGATGAGCAAGGCTTCAATCATGATGCGAGCAAGGCTAAGGCCACTCGTCGCATTGGTGGTACAGCTTCAGATTCAACAGAAGGCGAAACACTTGCTGCAACACATCGCTCACCCACATCAGCAAAGGGTTCATCAGCTTCATCAATCGCTGCTGAAGACATGGATGTAGTATTTGCAGGTGCTGATCTTTCAGAAGAAGTTCGTGAAAAGGCAAAGACAATTTTCGAAGCAGCCGTCAATGCACGTCTAGTTTCAGAAGTTGCTCGTCTTGAAGAAGAATTCGAAACCGCTCTAGTTGAAGCACTAGAAGAAAAGGTTGAACAGCTTTCAGAAAATGTAGATAAGTATCTCTCATATGCTGTAGAGCAATGGGTTGAAGAAAACGAAATTGCTATTGAGTCGGGCCTCAAGACAGAAGTCCTTGAAGGATTCCTCTCAGGTCTCAAGACATTGTTCCAAGAGAGCTATGTTGAAATTCCAGACGATAAGGTTGACGTTGTTGCCGAACTATCAGCACATGTTGCTGAGCTTGAAGGCAAGTTCAATTCTGTCGTTAAGGAAAATGTAGACCTTAAGGATTATGTCGATTCACTAGAAGTAGAAAAGATTTTTGCTGAGGCAGTAGATGCATTGCCAATGACACAGCAAGAAAAGCTTCGTTCTCTTTGCGAAGGCATTGAATATGCCGACGTTGAAGAGTTCACAAAAAAGCTCAACATCATCAAGGAGAGTTTCTTCGCTGAAGGGAAGAAGGAAGTAAAGTCTCTAACTGAAGAAGTTGAGTATGATTCTGATGAAGGAGCCCCGAAGGTTACATCCGGACCAATGGCTCAGTATGTAACTGCAATTTCAAAATCTGCAAAAAAGTAATTTTATAAATAACTATAACCCAAATAGGTAAAGGGAGAATTTAAATGCTACTCAATGAAGAAATCCAAGCAAAGTGGGCTCCGGTACTAGAGCACAGCGATCTTCCAAAGATCGCCGATTCACACAAGCGCTCAGTCGTAGCTCAGCTACTCGAAAACACAGAAACCGCACTACGCGAAGGTTCAGCCTACAGCCCACAGTCTCTAATCGAGGCCGACGGCGCAGGTCCAACCAACGTCTCAGGTGGTTCACTCAATTATGATCCAGTGCTCATCTCACTAGTTCGCCGTGCAATGCCTAACCTCATTGCTTATGACATCTGCGGCGTTCAGCCAATGACAGGCCCAACAGGCTTGATCTTTGCTCTACGTCCACAGTATGCCACCCAGTCAGGCACTGATGCATTCTACTACGAGCCAAACACTGGTTACTCATCATACTATGGTGCCAATGTTAACTACACAACAACAACCAACCCAGGCGGTGCTGCTAACAACATTGGTGGTATGTACCTCGGTGGTTCAAACACCACAGTCGTTTCAGGCAATGGTTCAACATACAACTTCGCTGGTGGTATGCAGACATCATATGCAGAACAGCTCGGCAGCCAGACTGCTAACGTTGACTTTGCTCAGATGGCATTCAGCATCGACAAGGTCACAGTAACAGCTCAGAGCCGTGCACTCAAGGCCGAGTATTCAATTGAACTCGCTCAGGACCTCAAGGCCATTCATGGTCTCGATGCTGAGACAGAGCTATCAACAATCCTTTCTGCAGAAATTCTTGCAGAAATCAACCGTGAAGTTGTCCGTACAATTGTACTAACATCTTCAGCAGGTGCTGTTGATACAACCAACCCAGGCGTATTCGATCTAGACGTCGATTCAAATGGTCGTTGGTCAGTTGAAAAGTTCAAGGGTCTAATGTTCCAGATCGAGCGTGAAGCCAATGCAATTGCAAAGGCAACTCGTCGCGGTAAGGGTAACATCCTCATCTGTTCATCAGACGTTGCGTCTGCTCTACAGATGGCCGGTGTTCTCGACTACGCACCTGCTCTAAACAGCAACAACCTACAGGTTGATGACACAGGCAACACCTTCGCTGGTGTTCTCAATGGTCGCATCCGTGTATACATCGATCCATATGCTGGTGGTAACTATGCCGTAGTAGGCTACAAGGGCGCAAGTGCATTTGACGCCGGTGTATTCTACTGCCCATATGTTCCTCTCCAGATGGTTCGTGCAGTGGGTCAGGATACATTCCAGCCAAAAATCGGGTTCAAGACTCGTTACGGCATGGTTGCAAATCCGTTCTCACTCGGTGCAATCAACACAGCGGCAAACACAACTTCTGGTGTACTTACCCAGAATAGCAACGTGTTCTATCGTCGCTTCGTAGTCGCCAACATCATCTAATAAGAAGAATAGTTGGAAGGCGAAACTTGGGGGGACTCGAAAGGGTCCCCCTTTTTTATGAGTAACTTTTAGGATTGTATAAATAGTATATCGCATTAATGTGAATGAATCGGAGAACAATCTATGACATTTAAGTACCCAGCAAATAATACTGTTATCCAGCCTGTAGCAATTTCAATGAATGCTAGGGAAGGCTCCATGGATAATCTTGGTCGTCTAAGAACATCACGCCATCAAAATATCTATGAGGCTGACTTTGAATATGGCACACAGCCAATGCGCTGGGAAAATTATATTGTATCTCCTAATGTTCAAATTACTGCCACAGGCACAACAGGCAATGTAATCTCTACATCATCTGCTACAGGTTTAATTCAGTTGGGTATGCCTGTTTCAAGTGCAATTGCAGGCATTTATCCTGGATCATCGGTCGTTGCTGTCAATACAACTCCAGGTTCAAACTCAATCACCTTAAGTTATGCACCATCAGTTGCTGTATCATCAGGTACAATTACTCTTGGCGCTGCATCATCAGTTGCTCAACTTCCTGGATCAGGCGGCGTTCGTATGCGCCTATCTGGAGCTAATAACGATATTACAATTCGCCAGACACGCCCATATCATCGTTATCAGCCCGGCAAGACGATGGTTATGTCAACTGCAATGAATTTTGGTGCGGCGCAAGTTGGCCAACGTCAGCGCGTAGGATTTTTTGATGATGGCAATGGTGTATTCCTAGAACAGGCTGATCCAGTATATACTGCGTCAACTCTTTCACTATCAGGTAATGCAATTGTCGGCAACAACATCATCACAGGTCTTTCAAGCACGGCAAATTGTTATATTGGTATGCCTGTATCAGGTCCTGGAATCAATCCTAGTGTTTCAAAGGTTGATCCTAATGGCGTTATTGCAATTCCATATACGACAACAGTAACACAGATCGTCAACAGCTCAGCTGTTGCAATTAGTGCAGCTGTTGTATCAACAACTGTTGGTAACACATATAGCTTTACTGTTCAAGCAAATCCATTTGGTATGTATGCTGTAGTTCGTTCAGATGTACAACAGACATCAGTGACTGCACAAGGTGCTTCAGGTGGTCTAG